AGCGTAATTTGACTGAAGACTTGGTTAGAGCGCAGATTCAAGCAGCATGGACAGGTGGTGGAGATCCGGATATAATTCTCTGTGGCCCAGTTAATAAGCAGAACATTTCATCTCAGTTCGCTGGTATTGCAACTTTGTATCGTGGAGCAGAGAATGGCCCAGCTACTATTGTTGGTGCTTCTGATATGTATGTTTCTGATTTTGGTGAGTTGAAAGTTGTGCCTTCACGTTTTAGTCGTGATCGTACTGTTTCAGTCCTCCAAACGGATATGTGGGCTGTAGCATACCTCAGACCTTTCAAAGTGTTTGAGCTTGCTAAAACGGGTGATGCTGAGAAGCGATTGATGCTTGTTGAGTATGCACTGGAAGCACGTAATGAAGCAGCTTCAGGAAAAGTAGCTGATCTTACAACTTCTCTTATCTAAGAGATCGATGATCTGGGGGCTTCGGCCCCCGGTGATTTTGAAAGGATTTATGGCAGAGAAGAAAGTACCTTTTAGCGCAGATTGGGGATTTAACCAAGTTAAGACAGAAGCTTGGACAGATGAGAATCGTATTTTTGTTGAGTCTAAACAGAAGGTAGATGAGATTGCAATTGGCAATAGGCGTGAATACAATGAGTCTTGTGTAAGGTTTAACAGCAAGTTTCAGAGGAATGATAGCTTCCGTAAGGTTGCTACAATACCAAATATTATAGTAGATCAATTGATGCGTACGGGGCAATGGAAAGACAAGAAGTACATGAAAAAATGGCTCAATGATCAAGACAACAATATGTGGCGAACATCAGCAGGAGTAGTTTAAATGGCCTTAACTAGCTATACAGACTTAACAGCAGCTCTAGCCGATTGGGCTGATCGTACTGACTTAACAGCACGCATACCTGATTTCATTGCTTTAGCAGAAGCTCGTATTGGGCGTGAATTGCGTATTAGGGCATTAGAATTTAGATCGCAAATGGATACAGTAGGTGGGCAGGACTACTACGCATTGCCACCCGGCTACAAGCAAGCTAGACATTTTAAGCTAGTTGATGGAGAAGGTGGAGTACCGGCTGATCTTGAGTACCAAACGCCTGAAGCGTTGGATGTTACGAATGGCAGGAAGTTTGCTGGTGGATCTGGATTTCCTAGATACTACACAATTGTATCTAATGAAATAAGAATTGTACCTACTCCAAGCGCTGCTTATACACTAGAAATTCTTTATTACAAGGCTCCTACCGCTCTCAGTGCTTCAAACGAATCTAATCTTCTATTAGAAGAAAACCCTGATATATACCTATATGGCTCCTTAATTGAGCTATGGACGTACTTAAGAGATGATGCTGAATCTCAGAAATGGGGCTTGATGTTTGGTAAGGCTATTGAAGCTGCACAGACTTCAGATCAGCGTGACAGGCATTCTGGCGGAGCTTTACACGTTACCGGAGAACATCATGGGTGGTAAGACTACTTGGACTCATGTATCTCAAACGCAGTATTGGTCACAGTCTACTAATACTTGGGCGGCTGAAACAGGTACATGGGGATCTAAAAAAACACAATGGTCTATAGACTACAGTGCTAGTTGGGCAGACGTTGTTGGCACGTGGGATTCGATCTCAATATTCAAATTTTCGTGGGGAGCGGTTTAAATGGGCTTGGAAACAGTTTTAAACATATCAGATTTAGTGAGTACCAATCCTCTTGTAACCGATGAAGTGGGTGCTGGGGATGATCATTTAAGAAACATTAAGGTTGCATTAAAGACCGATTTTCCTAATTTTGTTACATCAACTACTGGCTGTACTGCAACACAAGCAGAATTGTCTAATATTACTGGTGTAACAGGTGGAACAGTTACTGCTTCTAAAGTGGTTATTGTGGGTTCATCTAGTCAGGTCAATCAATGGGTAGTAGACAATATTACAATAGATGCAAATACAATCTCTAGCACGAACAGCAATGGTAACCTACTGTTAGTCCCAAATGGAACTGGGAAGGTGGATGTTCAGGGTGGATTTATTACCTCTGGCACGGCTGCTCTAAGTGGCGCTGGGGCATTACCTGTTACTGATTCAATTGTCGAATGGACAACCACAAGTGCAGATGCAGGTACTTTAGTTGATGGCGTTGAGGGGCAACATCTCTTTATTGTGTTAATTGCAGATGGTGGAGATGGCACGTTAACTCCTACTACCAGAGGCGGATACGCTAACATTACCTTTGCAGATGCTGGCGATTCAGTGCATTTGCTTTTTACTAATTCTAGCTGGTACGTAGTAGGTCAGGGCGGACTGTCTACTGGCCCAGTGGTAGCGTAGGATAATTAAATGGCATTAGAAACTGTTGTACATATAAGTGATTTAGTTGCTACCAACCCGGTTGTATCGGATTCACGTAGTGAGGGCGATGACCATATACGTAATATTAAAGATGCACTATTGCGGGATTTCCCTAATATCAATGCTATAGTAAGTGTTACTCCGGCTGAGTTAAATTATCTGGATGGCGCAACGTCTAATATACAGACTCAGCTTGGTAATATAGACTCAAGTCAATATGTAGATGGTAGTATAGATACGATTCATATTGCAGACTTAAACATAACCACAGCTAAGATAGCAGATGTAAATGTAACGACTGCTAAGATAGCTGATGATGCGGTAACTACCGCAAAAGTATTGGATGCTAATATTACGTTTGCAAAGATAGTATCTGCAAGCGCAACGAATAAAATGTTAGGACGAGTTACAGGTGGGGCAGGCGCATTTGAAGAAGTGACCTTGCAGACTACCCTATCTAGCTCTGATGAAGCTATCCCTACCTCTAAAGCTGTAAGAGATGACATAGTAGCTCTTGTTAATGCTGTAGGTGGTTTTGTAGCTATTGCAACTGAAGTGGCTTTCCCCAATGCCCACCCAGATCCGGATGATGGTGCGGGTACTGTAGTTTCTATAGCAAATGTAGGAGGAGTTGTCGTTGATGGTTCAGGCCAGTCTACTACTGGTAGAACTGTAGGTGGAACTACTGTAACTATTACTGGTATTCCTTCTACTTATCAGAGTACTACTATAGCTGATGGTCTTGGTATGCAAGTAATAAGTACCTCTACTCTCAACACATATGGATACCATAAGATAGTTCCAAAAGAAGGCGATACCAATATTGTAGCTAATAATATAGCTAACATTAATATCGTTGCTGGTGATGTTGTCTACAGCGAAGATTTAGGCTCAATTTCTGATGCTATTACTACTTCCAGCGGTAGTGGAGATATTACTACCGTTGCTGATGCAATAGCTAACGTAAACACACTAGCAGCCGCCGCAGTAATAGCTGATATGGCCCTCTTAGGCACAGCCGCTGTAGTAACTGACCTAGATATATTAGCCACAGCAGACGTAGTAAGTGACTTAAATACGCTTGGGACAGCAGACGTAGTTTCTGACTTAAACACATTAGGTACAGCAGACGTAGTTTCGGATATGAACGTACTAGGAACCTCAGGCAACGTAACTGCAATGTCAACTGTAGCTACATCCATAGCTGATGTTAATAGATATGCAAATGAATATACGATTGCATCTTCGGCTCCCGGCTCACCAACAGAAGGTGATCTTTGGTATGACAGTACAGCTAACGTCCTTAAGTACTATACGGGTTCTATTTTCGCGGCACTTTCACCGGGCATTGCAGATGTAGTATCGGACACCTCGCCCCAATTAGGTGGTGCGCTAGATGGGCAAAATAATAACTTTACGAATTGTGGCACTCTAAGTGGTACTAATTTACAAATGGATTTCGGAGGTCTAAGTTAATGGCTAAAAAATTACAACTACGAGGTGGCACAACTGCTGAACACTCCAGTTTTACTGGTGCGCTTAGAGAAGTAACTGTGGACACAGATAAAGATGTATTGGTAGTGCATGACGGTTCTACAGCAGGTGGTTTCCCTGCCGGAGATTTGCGTGCATCTAATAATTTATCTGATGTCGGGACTGCGGCAACGGCTTTCACCAACATCAAACAAGCTGCCTCTGCTACTGCTACTGGTGTTGTCGAGTTAGCTACTGATGCAGAAACATCCACTGGTACTGACGCTGCAAGAGCAACTACACCAGCTGGAGTAGCATCAATAGTTGGATCTGTTTTGCAAGCATACGATGCTGATACTTTGAAGGCTGATACTGCTGATGTATTGACTGCTGGATTTGCTGTAACTATTCACGATGCAGGGACTAAAGCCTCAGGGACTTATACACCTGATGAAGCTAATGGGAATATGCAGAAATTTGTTAATGGAGGAGCGCATACATTAGCTCCCCCAGTAAATGATTGCACGTTGGTTTTACAGCAGACTAATAATGGCTCTGCTGGGACTATCACAACATCAGGATTTACCTTGGTTGATGGAGATGATTTTACTACAACTAACGGACATGACTTTTTCTTATACATAACTAACAGTGATACGTTTTCATCTCTCACTGTGAAGGCACTCCAATGAGCTTTATGCCAATAGTACAAGGACAGATTCTTATTGGTGGTTTAGCAACCAGTACAGGCGGGACAATTGTTGTGGCGGGTGGTTACAGAACACATACCTTTACCGCATCAGGCACTTTCACAGCTAGCGGAAGTGGCGTTGTTGATTATCTTGTAGTGGCTGGCGGCGGCGGAGGGGGCGGCCGATATATGGGGGGCGGCGGAGGGGCGGGTGGCTATCGAGCAATCAGTGTTGGTTCGGTGTCTTCAGGTGCGCATGTTATAACCATTGGAGGAATCGGTGCTGGTGGTGTGCTACTTAATGTTGGCGGGGATGGTAGCCCTAGTAGCGCATTTGGAACTGAATCTCTAGGCGGTGGTGGTGGCGGGAATGCGTCTACCGATGTCGCACCATCCGGTATTGGAAGAGATGGTGGTTCTGGGGGTGGCAATTCCGGCTATAATAATAGTGCTACATATAGTTCGGGAACGGCAGGTCAGGGTAACCGAGGCGGCGGCGGAGCGATATACGGATCAGGCGGCGGAGGGGGCGCAAGCGCAGTGGGCAACAATGGAACATCTACAAGTGGCGGTGACGGTGGGGATGGGACAGCTTGGGTTAACGGCACTCCATATAGTGGCGGCGGAGGCGGTTCGGCATACAGAACATCTGGAGCTGGTTATAAGGGGCTTGGCGGAAGCGGCGGCGGAGGAAATGGGGCGACATACAATGGAGCGCCTGATGCGGGTGTTACGAATACTGGCGGAGGAGGAGGTGGGGCCAACGGATACAGCGCTCCAACTAGTGGTGCGGCGGGTGGGACGGGTATTGTAATTATCAGGTATGCAGTTTAAAACAAAGGGATGAGAGATGGGTTACTTCGCAGAGATTAATTCAGACAGTATCGTACAAAGAGTAATAGTGGCAGATCAGTCTTTTATAGATAGTGGGGTAGTTGGCGAACAATCTATCTGGCTAGAAACGAGTGACAGCGGCGATTTACGCAAGAACTACGCTGGGGTTGGTTATACATACGATAAAGCTAAAGATGCTTTTATAGCTCCTCAGCCTTATCCAAGTTGGACTTTAGTAGAAGCAATTTGCCAGTGGGAATCACCTGTAGCTCATCCAGCGGACGGTAACGGGCCTTATCGATGGGATGAAGATATAGTCAATTGGGTGCAAGTCCAACATGGATAACTCAGTTGTTTTTGCAGGGTTGCCTAGGAGTGGAATCACATTATTAGCTTCTATGCTAAATAAAGACAAGAACATTTATGTTACAACCTCCTCACCATTTGTTGAGATTTTGTGGAGGAATTATAGTGTCTGGGATGAACCAAGTTATCAAGGAGACTTTGATACTACTAAACTTCAGCAAGCCAAAATACCCTTTTTAAAAGGGATGACAGAAGCCTACTATGCTCAACTTACAGACAAGCATAATGTTATTGATAAGCGGAGACAGTGGCAGAGGGTCAATAATATTGAGATGTTTAGGGATATTTATGGGATTTTGCCTAAGATAATATGCCCTGTCAGAAACGTAACAGAAATTATTACCTCCTATAAAGTATTATATGAGGCTAACAATCAGCCTTGGGATTATGAAGATTTGAGAAGTAATGCGTTTGAGGCTAGTTACTATGATCTAGTAAAGGGATATGATAAATACCCAGAGTGTTTTTTGCTAGTTGAATATAATGACTTAGTTGACAAACCTGATTCTACTTTAGAACGAGTGTATGAGTTTATAGGAGTTGAGATGCCAGAACAAGATTTTAGTACTGTTGAGTCTTCTGAGTCTGAAGGAACTTATTTTCTAAAAGGACTGCACACTTTAAGAAACACACTGTCTAAAGATACGTCTGATCCGCAAGAAGTTTTAACTAAAGAGGAGTTTGATAAGTTTTCAAGTTGGGATTTCTGGAGATAAATTATTAATGGATAAGGTTTTAGAGGGTGCATGGGCGTTATTCGTTGCCATAGGATGGTTCTTTATTAATAGAATTACCGCTAAGGTAGATGCTCTTGAAAAAGATAAGGCTGATAACTCTGCTCTCGGCAGGCACTCTGAGTTGATACACGAAACTGATCGAAGGATAGACGAGCTACAGCACACTACAGTGCCTCGTCAAGAATATAAGTCGGATATAGGAATGCTACACCAACGTGCAAATGAGCTTGAAAAGTCCAAAGAGGATAAGGTTACAGACATCAGGATAGTCGGTGGGGATGAATCTAATGCTGCTAAAAAGGGAAAGTAATTGGATAAAATTAATGAGGTTGTTATCGCTGTAAGCGGTGCTGGGCTTGGACTCGGCCTATGGATATGCAAAAGGTTATTCAAATCCATTGATATAGCACATGAACGTATAGATAGACTAGAATCTAAGCAAGTAGATCGCAGATATTTAGAGACACAATTAGCACCGATTCGACAAGATTTAAACATAATTTTGCAGCACTTATTAGAGAATAAAAAATAAGGAGTATTAGTAATGGAAATGATGATGAGCCAGAGCTGGTTCCAAATTGCAGGAGAGATTGTCTTGATGTTCACGGCTCTAACAGGAGCCATGCCAGATAGATTTGTTGCGAAAATACCTGTATTGGGTAAGCTATGGCCTATATTTAATTGGCTTGCTGGTAATGTCTTTAATAACGTCAACCACCCAAAAGGGATGGCTGCACTTAAAGAAGTCAAAGATGAGATTGATAAAGCTAAAGCTGAAGTTAGTGATCGCGTTAAGCTTCCTGATGTTCTTGATGGGGTGTAGTGCGCTTACACAAATGGTTGCACCTGTAGCAAACTTTGGCATAGGCTTATACAATGCTGATTCATACTACTCGAAAGAGTGTTTATGGTATGAAGAGATAAAGTTTAGCGCTGAAACTAAAGAGTGGTTGAGGAGTATTAACCCTCCTGAGCAGGTCATTAAGGATATAGCTCAAGTAGCTAGGAATAATGACCTCTTTAAAAAGGTATGTAAATAATTGTATTAGTAGAATAATTTAACAGGAGAATTAGTATGTCTTTTATAGGCCCATTTCAATCAGGCTCTGACACTTTAGCAACAGTGGATCAAGCCAAGACCACAATTAAGGTCATCCATACAGAAAATTACAAGCGTTTAATGGTTAGATTCACCGCATCCGTACAAGCTATAGATGTATTTGAGATCTCAGCAAGATGTACCGCTGGTGGCACGAATTGTGTTATTGCTGGGCCTACTGCGTCTGGTAGCTTTACTACTCCTAAAAGGCCTTTGCTTGGCGCAAGTGGCAACTTAGCTGCTCTATCAGGTGCTACTGGATGGTTCTATATGGATGTAGAAGGAATCTTTGAAGTAGCTGTAGCCATTGCATTTGCAGGAGACAATGGCACTTATGTTATTGAGTGGAGTGTGCAGTAACGATAACATTAACCCATCAATAGGAATAGGTATTGAATGCCAGCTATAGCAAATTTAGGTGAACATGGGATCATTAAGGATATATTGCCTTATAATTTACCCCCAAATGCGTTTTCTGGAGGTAAGAATGTACGGCCTTATGAAAATGCAATAGAGAAGTTTGGTGGGGAACTGGACGCATTTGCGGATGAAGCAATTCCTAATGTAGAAGTAGCTCCTTATTGGCTAACATCGCTTATACAGGGTGATGAGGCCTTTGTGGTCTATGCTGGTGAGAAGCATATATACGGCACTGAAGGAACTATTCAGTATAAGCTCACAAGATCATCTGGAACGTATTCTATGGCAGAATTGGACGGCTGGACGGGCGGTGTGATGGGTGGAGTTGTGTTCCTTAACAACGGTGTTGATGCCCCACAGCAATGGGTATCTCCGGCTAATCTATCTACCAAAATGACAGATCTTAGTAATTGGCCTGCTTCTGCAACGTGTAAGTCCTTGCGGTCATTTAAGCAATTTATGATTGCTATGAACTACACTAATGGAGCTGGAACTAACTTTCCTCGTTTACTCAAGTGGTCAAATTCCTCCTCATTTAACTCTGTGCCTAGCACATGGGATGAGACGGATGCTACACAGGATGCCGGAGAATATGAATTAGCAGATACACCGGGTGACGTTATAGATGGGTCTGAGTTACGTGACGCATTTATGATCTACAAAGAAGATTCTATTTGGGGCATGCAGTTTATTGGCCCTCCTTTCGTATTTCGTTTTTATAAGATTTCAGAGACTACGGGAGCCATTAATAGACGCTGTATGGCTGAATTTGCGAATGGGCATTTCGTCTTCGGGGTTAATGATTGTTACGTTAATGACGGGCAAAACTTAACCTCAGTATTGGATCAGAAGAATAGAAGGGAGGTGTTCGATCAATTAGGTGGAGGTAATTTCTCCAAGTGTTTCGTAACTCCCAATTTTATCCGTTCAGAGATGTGGGCTTGTTACCCAGCAGATGGTTCAACTTGGGCTAATAGGGCTATGGTATGGAATTGGCGTACTAACGGTATTGGTTTTAGAGATCTTCCAGAAGTCTCATATATACATCAGGGAGTTGCCCCAACTATTATGGTTGGTGGCGGCTCACCTACTTGGGCTGGTGGAGGCACATGGGCAGAGGAATCTGGATCTTGGGGTAGTACCAATATGTACGATCCTACACGTGTTTACCCGCTAATGGCTTCTGCTGACAACAAGAAGATTTTTGTAGCAGATGCGTCTAATATGTTTGACGGTGAGCCTTTTACGGCTATGATTGAGCGTACAGGACTGGATTTTGGTGATGCTAGCGTTGTTAAGTTCTGTTCTAGCGTTGATATTAAGATGAAAACCACTGGATCAGTGGATATATATGTAGGATGGCAAATGTCAACAGAAGATCCTGTCACTTGGGAAGGCCCATTTCCGTTTGATTCTACTACTGATTACAAGATTAACTGTCGTGTTTCAGGACGGCTATTGGCTTTTAAGGTAGAATCAAAGGCAGATGTTAGTTGGAGTTTGACCAGTTATGACTTGAAGCTAAAACCTGCTGGGCGCAATTAAATGGCTGTTGATTATACAAAGTACAGGACGCTTAATTACTTCCAATTTGAACCACCAGAAGAATACCGTAGGGAGTACTTTGCAGATGAATTTAACAAAATTAGTCATGTGCTTGACCAACACGCACAGGAATTTTACCCGGCTAAGGGTGCTACTACAATCACAGCTACTTACGCCGCCACTGTCTTGGATGACGTTTTATTATGCACCGGCACTTTTACCGTAACCTTATATAATGCAATTGGGAAAGTAGACAATTTGGGCATTAAACAGAATGCAGGTAGAAAGATAACGATTAAGAATATTGGAGCTGGAACCATTACTGTTGACGGAGCTGGAGCGCAAACTATTGACGGAGCTGCCACGAAAGCTATCGCAGTTCAATATGACTTACTGACATTGTGTTCTGATGGTGCTAATTGGTGGATAATATAAGATGATAGCAGGAGACA